CGACCTCGGAGAAATGGAAGATGAAACGCGCCCGGCGCAGTGCTGGACGGAATCCATTCGCAGCAGCCGCGGGAATGGTCTGCGCGCCCGCACTGACTACGGGCCGCGTCTTTATCCACCTGACCGACTCACCCGAAGAAGAAATGGAGGTTGCCGCATGAGCACCGAACTGAAGGAGCCATCGCAACTCGTTATCGGGCTAAGCCACAAGGAAATGCTCGAGATCATGGCTGAGAACAACATCTTCTGCGGGCACGACCGATTCGCCCGAATCCTCCAAGATGCACAGCGCCGCGCTCTGGCGGAACAAGCGCTTGAACGGATGACGCAGAACGCCGAGGAACTTGGCCTGTACGACGCGGAGGCCGCCAAGTGATCGAAGACGTATGCATTATCGACGGTGCATGGGTGGCCCTCACCGACTGGTACGAGCCGAGCATTAAGCCGGCTAGATCGGGCCAATACCTCGCACAGTTTTTCGACGCGGGTTGGATGTACGACTGGATGGCGTACTGGGACCACGATCGCCAACTGTGGTTAGACCAAGAAGGCGGTAGTTCATTGATCGATCAAAACCTCACCTGGAGAGGGCAAGCAGCATGACCAACTCAGCCGAATATGTTGTCAAGGTCGGAAACCTCTTTCGCAAGGTCGAAGAAGCGAGCGCCCAAGGGTTCCGCACAAAGGCCTCCATGGAACTGCTTTACGCGCTCGAAGCTGCAATGGATGCACTGATGTCGACGGCTACTGCGGAGTATCTGGCGCATGAGGTGAAGGCGTGAGCGACGAACGCAATTGCAGGACGTGTGCGCACAGGCACGGTTGGAGTCGTTGCGCTGCGACGGGCTACTTCTGCTCGACAGAGGTGAGATTCGGCGGCTGGTGCATGCAGAGAGGTGAGCTGAAGCTGTGGGCTCCGCGTCAGCCGCTGCATCGCCGGGTGATCAGACTATTTGCTGGGGTGAAAGCGTGACGGCCGCCCTATACCGCGAATTTACCCTGAAGAACGGCGGCGTCTGGAATGCCGTCGTCGCCTTCATCAAGGCCAACGCGCCGGTCTTTGCCGACAAGGGCGAGCCGTTGCGCCTGATCGTCACCGCCGAGGAGCGTCAGAGAAACGCACAGCAAAACCGTTTTTACTGGGGCGCCGTGCTCAAGCAAATAAGCGAGGCTGCTTGGGTTGACGGTAAGCAATACGACAAAGATACGTGGCATGAATTCTTTGCGCGCAAGTATGGCGTGCTGGATGAGCTAACGCTGCCCGATGGCGAGATCATCACGCGCCGGAAGTCGACGACGCAGATGAGCGTGGGCGAGTTCAGCGAGTATTTGGATGCGGTGCAGGCCTACGCGGGCGGAACTTTGGGAGTGACATTCGAATGACCAACGGAATGTACTTCTCGATTCTCGCGACTATCTGCTGGGCTCGATATGCGCCCAAGTATGCCGCCGATGTTGCGTGGGCTGTGTTTATTGCCCTAGCCATCGCAAGCAAGATGGGGTGGCTGTGATCCGCACTTCCCTGCCCGTCAAGAAAGCGCTGAAGCCCCGCCGTTGCCGATCCTGTGGCAATTCCTTTCAACCGATCAGCAGCATGTCCAAAGCGTGCTCTGTCTACTGCGCTCTAGATCTGGTTCGTCAGGCCAACGCTCGCAAGGAAGCCCGAGCCAATCGCGAGGAACGTGCGGCGACGCGGGTGGCGAAGGAGAAGATAAAGACCCGCGGCACGCATCTAAAGGAATTGCAGGCGGCGTTCAATGCGTGGATCAGGATGCGGGACGCTGGCTTGCCGTGTATTTCCTGCGGGCGACCGGCGTCGTGGCAAGGGCAGTGGGATGCCGGACATTATTTGTCGCGAGGATCTAGTCCCGCCATTCGATTCGACCCGGCCAACGTCCATAAACAGTGCCTACCGTGTAACCGCCATCAATCTGGATTTCTGGTCGCCTATCGAGTCAACCTGGTCAAAAAAATCGGCTTGGCAGAGATCGAGCGCCTAGAAGGCCCTCACCTCCCGTTAAAGCTCACCTTACCGGAGATATTGGAAATGAAAGCCGAATATCGGGCGAAGGTCCGCGAGCTTAAGAAGGCGACAACTAACGAATTGGAGGCAGCATGACAGTCAAACGCTACGGCACAAGTTCAGCAGAGAGACCGGACGGCATCTTCTGTCTCTACGCGGAGTATGAAAAGGTTCTCGCGGAGTGTGAGAGGTTGCGCGAAACCATCAAGCGGCAGGCGAATGCTGCTCGTGCGGGCATGGACGCGGCCACGCGCGCCAGCAGCATCAGGCTTGAACTCGCGACGCAGGCCCGCGCCGAGTCATCCCCCGAAGTGCTTGCTTCCGAGCGCGCCATGAATGCGACGCTGACGGAGGAAAACGAGGCGCTGCGGGAGGCTCTGAACACGCCCGTCCTAACCGCGGCGTACTCGACGTATATCGGCCGCATTGTCGGAGCGGAAGGTGTCTATCACGATGTGGCGCAGGACGTATTTCTGAATAGCGATCAGCCGGTCGCGGTGTACTACGGCGTGAAGCGCTTGTTTTCATGCATGGCTGAGTTCTACGCGGCGCATCCCAAGGAGCAGTCATGATCGACATCGACGCACTGGAAGCGCTGGCAAAGGCGGCAACGCCCGGGCCGTGGACCGTTGACGAAGAATGCCTAACTGACCGAGGCTGTCTCTATGTCGCCAAAGGAAAGCCGGGCGATCTCAGGGGGCGTGTCCTGGAGGTGTTCAAGAATTGCCTTGTACGTGACGCGCAACGTGCTAGCAATGCTGATTTCATCGCCGCCGCCAACCCCGACGCAATCCTGGTGCTTATCGCCGAGGTGCGGGCGCTGCGGGAGGACGCGGAGCGGTATCGGTGGTCCATTGCATACGAGGACAACACAGAAACGCTTCTGGCTGCCGTAATGAACAATGCGCCGGACAAGAAAGCGATATCGGCAGAGATCGACGCGGAGCGCTCTAAGGAGAAGTCATGAAAACAGTCTTTCTCTGCGCCGCCTTCTACGGTTTGGGCGTATTCAACTGCGCAGTCTTGGCTGCTGTCTGCCTACTCCACCGACCGCGGTACAACGCGCCGACATTGCGCAGGAAGAACCGCGACCGCCTTCCCGAAGTGCGCAATGCGCCGCCGATGCCGGTATGCAAGGTGGCGAGGGATGCGGACTTTGCGGAAGTGGGCGGCATCGAATACAGGTTCATGGGTCAAACTGGAGAGGAAGTATGAAGGTTATCGAATTGGAAGGTGATGCACTTGATTTTTGGGTAGCGCGCGCAGAGCGTATCGAGCACCCGCGTGCGATGCGCGAAATGGCGATGGGCTTCGTCATGGTGCCGTACGAAAGCGAGGATGATGAGGGGCCGATTACACGCTATCGCGCGTTCGAACCGTCATCGTCGTGGGCTGATGGCGGCCCGCTCATCGAGCGCGAGCACGGTGCGATTGGCCCGGAGTATCAGGGAAGTGATGATCCTGTCATCTACTTCGCGCGCATGGGGCGAGGCGTCAATCGCTATCAGGCATTTGGTCCGACTCCTCTCGTTGCGGCGATGCGCGCTTTCGTTGCCTTCAAGTTTGGCGCAGAAGTGCCCGAAGAATAATCGCAAAACAGAGGATTGACAGATGCATGTAATTGTAGTTGTCCTGAGTTTTTGATAAGATATCGCAACCGGTTGTGTTCGGTTTGGTAGTTCCAACTAGGTATCGTGTGCGGGGTTCAAATGACGAGTTTCACTGGTTTCCGTAGACGCGAGGCACGAGCCATCAACTCGGGCAATTTGCAATGGCGCGACACAGGGCCGACCGATGCCGATTTCATCGCGGCGCGTGGACTATCGGGCGAACCTCTAGGCGCACTGCTCGAGCGGCTTAAATGGGGCAATGATCATCGCGCCTATGCCCGAAGCGTGCATCTTCTGGGCGAACGGTTCTATGACCGCAAGAAGCGCAACGTCGTTAAGGCGCTTTGCCATACCGCTATTCGCGAATGGCTGGATGAGAACTGCAAGAAATGCGGTGGCCGCGGACTGGAGACCGACAAGTTCCGCAACATGACGTCCTGCACGATATGCAACGGAACCGGCCTGCATCAATACGCCGACTACGAGCGCGCCCACATGGCTAATCTGGCGGCCGGTTCGTGGAAGAAGTACGAGCGCGACTATGAAACTGTTCTCGAATGCCTTCGTGGCGCTGTATCCTCGCATACGGTCGGCGCGATGAAAGCGTTTGGGGCATTTGATGAGGTGGCAGCATGAATGCATTCGTTCATCACTACGCACGCAATGCGGCCGGACGCGATTTCGCCGTGGGGGACATTCACGGCATGTTCCGCCTTCTGCAAACCGAACTGGATGGCATCGGCTTTGATCCGTCAGTCGATCGCCTGTTCAGCGTTGGTGACCTAGTCGATCGCGGGCCCGATTCGGAGCTGGCGCTTGAGTGGATCGCCAAGCCATGGTTTCACGCTGTGCAGGGCAATCATGAAGACATGGCGATCCGCTATGTCACACCCGGCAACCGCGACGCATATCACTACGCCGCTAACGGTGGCGCATGGCTGATTGGTAAGACCCCGGCGGAACAGGGTGAATACGCTCTCGAACTGGCCGCCCTACCCTACGCCATCGAAGTTGAAACGGCCGGCGGTCTGATCGGCATCGTTCATGCGGACGTGGCAGGCGAAACCTGGGCAGAGATGGTCGACAAGTTCTCGCGGGTCACGAGCAACAATAAGCTGAAGGCGATCACAAACCATTGCCTATGGGATCGGATGCGCATTCAGTCCGAAGATTCGACGGGCGTCCCAGACGTTCGCGCAGTGATCGTCGGTCACACACCACTGAAGCGCCCCGCCGTCCTTGGCAACGTCTACCACATCGACACTGGCGCCGTGTTCCGTGAAGGCTATTTCACCTTCATCGATTTGGCGACGCTTGAGACGACTCCGGCCGCGCCAAAGAAGTTAGATTGGGCAGCCTGAAATTATTTTTCAAATAGAGTTGTAAACCCTTGCGTTCTTTCGTACACTGTGGCCTTAGAGCAAGTAAATGACGTTTAGCCCGAGCCGGAATCGGATAGCGCAGACAGCCGCAAGTCCCCGGAAACCAGCAGACGCCCTCGACATATAACGCTCCCAAAGATGTTTGATGGGATCGTTCGCTCAAAAATTCTCCAAGCCCTGCCCGGTCGAAAGCCGCGCGGGGCTTTTTCATTTCCGCCCGCCATGTCCCGCTCAACCGCTCTCGAATCGCACATGTACGGCGATCCGATGGAAGTCTATGCGGCCAAGCAGGCGCGCGAGAAGCGACAAGCCCAGCAAGAATACAAGCGGCCTACGCTCACACTGCGATCCAAAAAGACGGGTGGCGAGTGGAGCGAGGCGCGCAAAGCCGCCGAATCTCTTTTCGATTTACCGATTCCCGCCGCGGACCATTCGTGAGCCGCAATCCTCCTGCTGCGATGCAATGTCGCTCTCGCCGGGGAATAGCCGGCAAGAATTCAACCATGACTGAAGCAAACGACTTGATCGACAGCCTGGAAGCTGACATTGAGCGCATCCGCAATCTGGACGCGGCTCTGTTGGCTTCGCTCGTTGGTCGTCTGGACCAATTGCGCAAGATGGCATCGGCTCGCGTGCTTATCGCGCCATCCGTGACCGGCGCATCGGCAGAGAAGATGGCAGAGGCCCTTCGGAATGTAATGGACACGCACCGAGGCACGCTGAGGAACTTGGCGTGACTGGTCTCCTGGAAACGCTCACCTTTGGGCCGATGATCGCAATCGGCTGGCATCTGTCATGCGCTGAAGCGTTGACGGCGTGGTGCGACATGCTGCTGGGGGATTGACTATGCATTGTCCGCAGTGCAATTCGCAGCGCAACGGCGCATCGTGCTGGAAGTGTGGTGCCGAAACCATTGAGCCTTCTGCTAGCTGGGAGTATCCGGCGATGCCACCGCTTGATCGCATTCGCGAGTTAGCAAAAGAAATTGGCTACGCCATCGGCGTGCATGGCTCGCTGGAGCGCGACCTTGATCTGATCGCCGCGCCTTGGTCGGAAGAAGCTCTGAAGCGCAACTACCGCGAGGTCATGCAGTACATCGCGGACGGATTGGGCGCAAAGCTGGTCGAAGTCGAGATAAAGCCGCTCGGACGACGCGCGTGCACTATTCAGATGGACGGCTATTTCAAGCCAATTGACCTGTCGGTTATGCCAATCAACGCTGGGTATCTTGGTTTCTCTGAGCTGACCGGCTACCAAAAGGCGGATGAAGTTTTTGTGCGCTGATGGCCCCCGCTCCGCCGCCAGCCGGTAGGCCCGGCACTCTGTCATACGGGCGACGGAGCACCAGTTACTAGCCTCGAAGCTCGGCGCGGGCATGGGTGGTATCCCTCCGCGGTGTAGCCCGAGTGCGCCATGGATCGGCGAAAACGCTGATTATGTGGCCCGGCGGCATCTTCAAGGAAGCGCACAGTACTTGCACTGGTGGCTTTGTGCGCAGCCGCATGCCAGTGCCCTTCCTTGAGGGTGAAACAGAGTCGGTCGCGCACGTCGATAGACGCCTACGGGAAAGCGGACCGAGCGCGGTAATCCTCGCTAATTCATCGTCGACTCCCCTTCGACATTGCGCCTTCGGGCGCTTTCTTATTCAGGCGGCTCGATGGCTCGCAAAAAGATCGCGGTGGTCGAAGAGCCGACGAGCACCTGTAAATCCTGTCGCCACGCCTGGTTCGTAGAAGATCAGGATCACGCAGTCTGGTACTGCCGGCGTTATCCCCCGACCGTGACATACGACATTGGCGAGCAAACCCAATGCAGCACGTTTCCAGTGGTGGCGGCCGATGTGACCTGTGGCGAATTCAGCCCAAAACTAGACTCTTGAGGGGAAACCGTGGCAATAGACGAAACACTTCGCCAGTTTGCCACGTCCCGGCAGCTCGAATTCATCGAAGCCGTCGACCGGTTGGGCTCCGAGCGTAAAGCGGCGGAGTCGCTGGGCCTGAGTCGCGGTACGGTCGGCAATGCGCTGGCTTCGCTGAAGAAGAAAGCGGCGCGGATGGGCTACGCGCCAGAGTGCAATATGACTCGGGTCGCGCCAGATGGCTTTCTGACCAAAGGCGTATCGTCCTATTTCAACAAGGATGGCGTTCTCACCGGTCAATGGGTCAAGAATCAGATAGACCAGGATCGGCAGGCGGAGATCTTCCGTGAAGCGTGTGCTGCCATGGCGGAGACGTTGCCGCGGGTGAAGCCTGCCCAAGGTCCAGCCAAGGTCGACGCATCTCTTTGCAATCTTATCGTTTTCACTGACTATCACCTCGGCCAGCTTTCTTGGGGCCGAGAGACCGGCGGGGATTGGGATCTAAAGATCGCTGAAAGCCTGCTTCTGGCGAGTTTCGTCCATATGGTCGAATCCGCCCCGCAAGCCGCTACATGCGTTTTGACGATTCAAGGGGACTTCCTGCACAGCGATGGGCTTTTGCCCCTGACGCCGGCACACAAGAACGTCCTAGATACCGATGGCCGATTCTCCAAGATCGTCGCAGCAGCGATCCGTGTACTGCGCAGATTGATCGACCATGCGCTCGTTAAGCACGCGACGGTGCACCTGATCATTTGCGAGGGCAACCACGATGAGGCGAGCTCGCTATGGCTTCGGCACATGTTCGCCGCGCTGTATGAGAACGAGCCACGCCTGACGGTGAATGACTCGGAGCTGCCGTTCTACGTTCACCAGCACGGCGAAGTGATGCTGGCGTTTCACCACGGTCACAAGGTCTCAAACGAACAGTTGCCGATGCTATTCGCTGCCCAGTTCCCCAAGGTTTGGGGCGCGACGGCAAAGCGATATGCACATTGCGGCCATAGGCACCATGTCGACGAGAAGGAATACGCCGGCATGACGGTTACGCAACATCCCACCCTCGCCGCTCGAGACGCCCATTCTGCCCGCGGTGGATGGATCTCTGAGCGTGCCGCGAACTTGGTGACCTACCACGAACGGTATGGACAGGTAGCGCGCACGATCGTATGTCCTGAGATGTTTGAAGCGGCGTAAGCAAAACACATAAGGTTAGACATGGCGCAGCCAAAGAAAGCCGCGCCGGACTGGGAGCGCATTGAAGCTGACTACCGGGCCGGCCTATTGTCGGTTCGGGAGATAGCGGCCGCTCACCAAATCTCGCACACGTACATCAACACGCGGGCGAAGAAGTTCGGATGGGTCCGAGACCTGTCCAAACGCATACAGGACAAGGCTGAGGCGCTTGTTTCCACTGCGACTGTTTCCAACGATGTTTCCACGGAAACAGCCCTGTCGGATAAGGCGATCGTCGATGCGAATGCGCAGGTCATCGCTAACGTCCGACTGGCTCACAGATCAGATATTGCGCGCGCCCGCTCGCTGGTGATGTCGTTGCTCGGCGAAGTGGAAACGCAGACAGGCGGCCCTGAGTTATTTGATCGGCTCGGTGAATTGGTCGTCGACACTGGCAGCGACGCTGAGTCGAAGTTGCTTGAGGCATACCGGCGCGTCATATCAACGCCTGGCCGCATCGACGGCATGAAGAAACTCGCGGATTCGCTGAAGACGCTGATCACACTTGAGCGCGAGGCTTATGGGCTGGCTGAAGAAACGCCGCCGCCCCCGGCGCCATCTGTTGTAGTGAACAACGCACCGCCGGCCACACTGGCGGAGATACAGCAGGTATTGAGGGAGAGCGCTGCCGCCCCGAAGGTTTGAGGTCATGGAATTCACCGACACTGAGCGACGCGCATACCGTTCGCTGTCGATGGCTGACCTTTTCTGGTTCACGCGCTGGATGTTCGTCAACCGCCGCGGCTACACCTGGCAGCAGGCTCAGCACCATGCGACGGTCTGTGATGCACTGATGCGGGTGTTTCGTGGTGAGTGCAAGCGCCTCATCATCAACATCCCGCCGCGGTACTCCAAGACAGAGATCGTCAAGAACTTCGTCGGATGGACTCTTGGGCATGCGCCTGATAGCGAATTCATCTACACGTCGTACTCTGGCCGGCTGGCGGCTGCTTCGTCGTGGGACGTGCGCGGACTAGTGCAAGAGCCGGAGTATCGCGCGATCTTTCCCGCAGTCACACTGCGCGACGATAGCTCAGCCAAAGACGAATGGCGAACGACGGCCGGCGGCATAATGTACGCCGTTGGCGCGGGAGGCACGATCACTGGCTATGGCGCCGGTAAGCATCGTGAAGGCTTTGGCGGCGCACTGCTGATCGACGACCCATTGAAGGCGGATGACGCACGCTCCGATGTGATCCGACAGAACGGCATCGACTGGTTTCAGAACACGTTCGAATCCCGGAAGAATTCGCCCGATACTCCGATCATCCTCATCATGCAGCGCTTGCATGAGAGTGATCTGGCTGGCTGGCTACTCTCCGGCGGCAACGGCGAGAAGTGGGAGCATGTCTGTCTCCCTGCTCTGCAGGATGATGGTACGGCGCTATGGCCTGAGAAGCACTCGGTCGCAGAATTGCGCCGCATGGAAGCGGCATCGCCCTATACGTTCGCTGGGCAATATCAGCAACGTCCGGCGCCGGCCGAAGGCGGCATCTTCAAGCCGGATCAGATACAGGTCATCGACGCCCTGCCCTACGGTCATATCCAGTGGGTGCGCGGTTGGGACTTGGCGAGCACGACGGACGGCGACTTCACTGCGGGCGGCAAGCTGGGCCGACTGCCAGATGGCCGCTTTGTCATCGGCGACATGGTCAGGCTTCGTGTCGGCCCTGATGAACGAGACGCTGCAATGGTCGCCACCGCTTCGCAGGATGGCGTCTCGACGAAGATCAGCATCCCGCAAGACCCCGGGCAGGCTGGCAAGACGCAGGTTCTCTACCTGACGCGCGAGCTCGTCGGCTATCCAGTCACAACATCGCCAGAATCGGGCGACAAGGTAACGCGCGCCGAGCCATTCGCCGCACAGGTGAACGTCGGCAACGTGGTCATGCTCCGCGGTAGCTGGAACGCAGCGCTGATCGATGAGATGCGCATGTTCCCGAACGGCAGCTTCGACGATCAGATTGATTCTCTCTCGCGCGCCTTCTCGCATTTGATTGGTGGCGGCTTGGCTCAATGGGCCGCGCTCGCCGGATAAACAATAGGATTCACTCAAAGCATGTCCAAGTCACGTCGAAACCAGAAGGCAGGCGTGACTGTGGCAGTCCGTACATCGGACAGTTTTCAGAACGCTTCGGCGAGCCTTGGCTGGGGCACCAACAACCAGTCGAGCGCATCGCAGTACGCTCTCTCGTATCAAAGCCGCAACCGCATCAACCTGGAGGCCGCTTATCGTGGCTCGTGGGTCGTTCGCGCTGCAGTCGACGCCATGCCGGAAGACATGACCCGGTGCGGCATTGAAATGACCGGGCTCGACCCGGAAGACATTTCCCTGCTCGACCGCGACATGATGCGCCTGGCAATCTGGGATGCACTGTGCGACGACGGCAAGTGGGCGAATTTGTACGGCGGCTGCCTTGCGGTCATGCTGATCGACGGGCAGGACTTCGCCACTCCCCTGCGCGTCGAGACGATCGCCAAAGGACAGTTTAAGGGTCTGCTGATCCTCGACCGATGGATGGTATCGCCTCCTGTTGGCGACGTCGTGACGGAGTTCGGCCCCGACATGGGCAAGCCCGTCTACTACAACGTCATCGCCGACTACGCAGCTATCCCGAAAGCGAAGATTCACTACTCGCGCGTGATCCGCCTAGACGGCATGGATCTGCCCTTCTATCAGCGTGTTGCTGAGAATGGATGGGGTCTGTCGGTTCTTGAGCCGATGTGGGATCGTCTGATTGCGTTTGATAGCGCGTCTGTCGGTGCCGGCCAACTGATCTACAAGGCCCATCTGCGCACGATGACGATTGAAGGGCTGCGCGACATCATCGCGGCCGGCGGCCCCGCACTTGCTGGCCTGACCGCACAGATCAAGTACACGCGCGAGGCCCAGACCAACGAAGGTATGACGCTGGTCGACGCCAAAGACAAGTTTGAAGCGCATACCTACGCGTTCTCCGGCTTGTCCGACATGCTCACCCAGTTTGCTCAGCAGCTCTGCGGCGCACTCGGCATGCCTTTCACCCGCTTGTTTGGGCAGTCTCCTACCGGTCTGAACGCGACTGGCGAAGGAGAAATGAAGCAGTGGCATGAGAAGGTCAAGCAGCAACAGGAGCGGCGCCTACGCAATCCGCTGCATCGCCTGCTGTCGGTCATGTCCATGTCGACGCTCGGGAAGCCGTTGCCCGATGAGTTCGGATTCGAGTTCCGCAATCTTCAGGAAATGTCGGAGAAGGAAAAGTCGGAGATCGCCAAGTCGACCGTGGAAGCAGTGACCGCCGCGGTAGATGCGAACCTGCTGAAGATCAGCGATGGCATGAAGGAACTGAAAGCCTCGGCACCGAACACCGGCATGTTTGGCGGGATCACGGACGAGACGATTGCCGAAGCCGAAGAACAGGAAAAAAACGCCCCGCCACCCGGCGAGATGGACTTGCCTGATGTGTCGAAGCTGACGGGGGATTCGTCGAGCGCACTGGACTGGCTCAAACGCTGGCGTAAGAAGTAGCAAGTTGTGCTGCGGCTAGGATGGCCGTCCGAACGCGGGTTCCCCTGCCCGTTGCCGCAGCCTCTTATTCAGGGTTCATCTTTGGGGAAGTGAATGAAGACATCGGAATTGACTGGCGCGCTGCTCGACTACTGGGTGGCACGGGCGAACGGATGGACGCGCGGCGCATCCGCGTGGACGGATGATCGGGGCATCGATCAGTTTCACCCGGCAGCCTGCTACGACCCATCCCATGACTGGGCGCTAGGTGGCCCGATATTTGAGCGCGAGGGATTCGGCATCTGCAAGTTCTACGAGCCGACCGATGGCCCGATTCCTGAAGGCGGCGAGTGGTGTGCGCTCTGGCGCGACGATTCAATGCGCGCAGATGGCCCGACGCCGCTTATCGCTGGCATGAGGCTTTTCGTGATGTCGAAGTTCGGCGAAGAACTGCCTGATGCTATTCCGGAATCATGACCCTAACCCTTGACCGCAAGCGCAACCGCAACCCGGTCAAGACGCAGCGCATCGAGCAGCGGTACGCCCTGCAGCTTCGCAAGGTAGCGCAGCAGGTCGGCTCCATCGTCGCGCCCTTCACGCCCGGCGACATGTCGCAAGTGCCGACCATTGAGCAACTGCTCAAGGCGTACTCGGACATGCTGAAGGGATGGGCGACGCAGACCGCCAGCAACATGCTGATGGACGTCGCGCTCCGTGATGAGCAGGCATGGCAGACGATGGCCAAGGAGCTATCGCGCGGACTGCGTGAAGAGATCCGCAACGCTCCGACCGGTCAGGTGATGCGTCAGTTGCTGGCCGAACAGGTCACGCTGATACAGAGCATTCCGCTTGAGGCGGCGCAGCGTGTGCATCGGCTGACGCTCGAGGGGCTAGAAGACTCAACGCGATTCACCGAGATTGCGAAGGAAATCCAGCGCACGGAGGAAGTCACAACCAGCCGGGCGATCCTGATTGCACGGACGGAGACCAGCCGCACCGCCACCACACTGACGCAGGCTCGCGCCCAATCCATCGGCGCCGATTCGTACGTGTGGCGGACCTCGGGAGACTCCACCGTCCGCGGCGATCACAAGAAACTCAACGGCAAGATATTCCAGTGGAATAACCCGCCTGTCGCTGATGAGCGATCGGGCGAGCGCGCGCATCCAGGATGTATCTGGAATTGTCGCTGCTTTGCCGAGCCCATCATTCCGGACTAGCCATGAGCGATAAGCAAGAAATAGATCAAGGGTCGCTGACAGACGCGCAGATCATGCGCATGGCGGAGCGCTGGAATGTGGACATCGCGCCGAATGAATCTCGGATTCTGAATTTCGCTCGTGAGCTGATGGCCGCCGAGGCGCAACGCAGCGCGCCGACCGAATAAGCACAAACCCAGACCGACCCAACCCGCTACGGCGGGTTTTTAACGCCTAAGGCAGGCTAAATGGCCCTCCCCGATTTCATCTTCACTGCAGAAGCAGCGGTCGCTGCTAACGGCACGTCACAAACCGTGGCTGTGCCTGCGACTGGCACGCCGACGCAGGTCATCCTGACCAATCTCGGCCCCGCTGTGGCTTACGTTGGGTATGGCGCATCGGTGACGGTGGCAACCGGCCATCCGCTCGTGCAAAACCTGCCCGTCGTCATGAACCTGAACGCGAACACGAGCCTGTCGTTCATCACGACGGGCGATCCCGCATCAATCCGGATTACGGCGGGTAAGTGATATGGCCCATGCGCGCGACGCCAATGTTATGGCCGCCGGCATCGCCTACATCGACCCTGGCGCAAACGTCCTGCTACTGAAGCGTAGCCCGGACAGCGATCATCCTGGTGAATGGTGCTTGCCTGGCGGCCACATCGACGAAGGCGAAACAGCAGAGCAAGCCGCCCGCCGAGAATCAAGTGAGGAAATCGGCCACTTTCCTTATGGCGAACTCGGTCAGATTGCGCAAATCGTCAGTGATGAAGGCGTCGACTTCACGACGTTTGGATCTGACGTCGACAAGCAGTTTGAGCCGACGCTGAACGACGAACACACTGATTTCATGTGGGCCCCAGTGAAGAAGCTTCCCAAATCCACGCATCCTGGCGTGAAGGCTGCGCTGACGAAAGACTGTGGCTGTGATTCCTGCAAATCCGGAAGAACAACCGATTCCGTGACCGGATCGGGATTCTTCGCCGATGAAGAACTCGGTCCGAATCAATACTTCACGCCGGAAGACTTCCTTATCTGTGAGTCGGTGCCAATCGCGCGCACTGGAACGCAGGAATACGCGGATATCGAGTTACCCGACCTAGAAGCAGGCAAGGACGGGCTGATCGTTGTTGAGCGTGCTCCCGAAGTGGTATTCGCGCCGGACACGTTAGCGAGCCTGATCGGAAAGCCCGTAACGATCGGTCACCCAAAAGACTTTGTCACTCCCAAGACGTGGCAGACGCTCTCGCACGGGACGATCCACAACCCGCGACGCGGCGAAGGCGAACAGAGCGACCTACTCATCGCGGATCTGCTGATCACTACCGAATACGCGATCAACGAGATTCGCAACAACGGATTGCGCGGCATCAGCGTCGGATATGACGCCGATTACGAGCAAATCGCGCCCGGACGAGCGCGGCAAACATCCATCGTAGCCAATCACGCAGCGCTGGTTAAGGCGCCGCGCTGCGGACCTACGTGTTCCGTCCAGGATTCACAACACCCCTCCCTAGGAGATCCCCCCATGGCTGTTAAGAACGGCGCCGAATCCATCAAGGATAAGTTGCGCAAATTGTTTATGACGCGCGACTCGGAAGCCTTCGAGAAAGCGCTGTCGGAGGAAGTCAAGGACGAATCGGCCGGCATGGCTGAAAACGTGCCCGCGATACACATCCACATGCCCGGCGCCGAAAAGGCCAACGCGTCGGAAGACACCAAGGACGACGAGTCCGAGGCTGATCCGATGGCCAAGGTTGCTCAGTCGCTCGATGCCCTGACGCAGGCCGTCACGTCGATCAACGATCGCGTCTCGGCCCTTGAATCGGCTGGCTCGACCAAGGACTCCGACGAAGAGAAGAAGGACGAGACCAAGGACGACGACGGCGACGCTGGCGACGAGTCCGATGAAACGAACGATTCCGACGAGGAAGAGGAAAAGAAGGGCGACGAGAAGAAGTCGACCAGCGATTCCGCATCCTTCCGCGATGAGTTTCAGGACGCCAAGGCGCGTGCCGAAATCCTCGCCCCGGGCGTGAAGTTGCCGACGTACGACTCTAAGGCCGACAGCAAGAAGACCGCCGACTCGCTCTGCGTGCTGCGTCGTCGGGCTCTCCGTGCCTCGCTCGAGAACGGCAATGCCGACACCGTTCGCATCATCACTGGCGATGCCGATGTGTCGAAGATGGACTGCGCCGCCGCCAAGATGGCCTTCCACGCTGCATCGGAACTCGTGAAGCAGAAGAACAAGTCTGCGAAGACCGCGACCGCTGATGCGCAAGCAGTCACGAAAGACCTCAACCAGATCCATCGCGATTTCTGGAACAACTGTAAGTAAGGAGCCGACATGCCCTCGTTGCAAGCTTATACATTCCGCATGCCGGCTGGTTTTGCCGGTGACCTCCAGCGCGCAGAAGCCGCGACCATCGAACCCCAGCAGATCGACTCGGCGACGCCGCCGACCGCATTCGGCGTTGCCGTGAAACTGGTCTCGGGCAAGGTGCAGCCGATCAACCTGTCTGGCGACACCGCTGCGTCGGTGTACGGCATCAACCTTCGCGCCTACCCGATCCAGACGAACGGCACTGACCCGCTCGGCACATCGACGCCGCCGGTTTCGGGCGTGGTCGATGTTCTGAAGCGCGGCTATGTGATGGTCTCGCTGGGTGGCGTCGCTGCCGCGGCCAAGGGTGGCACGGTCTATGTGCGCGTCGCTGGTGCTGCTGCTGGCAAGCCGCTTGGTGGATTCGAAGCCGCAGCAGACAGCACGAACACCGTTGCCCTTCCGTCGAACACCTATTTCACCGGCCCCGCCGATGCATACGGTGTGACAGAAATCGCGTTCAACATCTGAGTCCCCGGCGCGTAACAGCGCACCTCACAGAGCCCCGCTTCGGCGGGGTTTTGCATTTCTGGAGCATTAAATCAATGGACATGTCTGTTCAAAAATTCCTTAAGCGCCGGGAAATCGCTGAAGCGTCGCGCAAGTTCGCACGTCACTTCACGACCGATGGCATGATGACCTACGATCAGGCGACCGTCGACTCGACGGGCGTTTTCCTGATCGGCCAGCTCGAACGTCTGGATCAGACGCTCAACGAGCCGTTGGTCGAATTCACCTGGTCGCGTGACGTCGAGATTCGCACCGACGTGTCGCCGGCTGACGAAGTCGCATCGTGGACGAACTCCGCGTTCGCGATGGCAGGCGGCATCAATCCGGGCGGTCTGAACTGGATCTCGAACGAAGGCAACGCGCTCGCCGGCCCGTCCGTCGACATCGGCAAGACGCCGCAACCGATGCGCCTGTGGGGTGCTGAGGTCAAGTACACCGTTCCCGAACTGGTGAAGGCGCAAGCCCTCGGCCAGCCGGTGGACGCGCAGAAGGTTGAAGGCATGAACCTGAAGCGCAACATGGATCTGGACAACATCGTCTATTTCGGCGATTCGTCCATGGGCTTCACCGGTCTCGTGAACTCGAACAGCGCAGTCGGAAGCTATCAGAACGTGGCGAACGGCGCCGCAAGCACGCCGCAGTGGACGACGAAAACGGCCCTCGAAATCCTGAAGGATTGCAACGAAATCCTGACGAGCGCATGGGCTGCTTCGGGCTGGAAGGTGTTGCCGAACCGTCTGATGCTGCCGCCGGCACAGCTCGGTTACATCGGCAGCCAGCCGGTCAACACCGCGGCGCAGGAAACCATCCTGTCGTACATCATGAAGAACAACATCTGCACGCAGATGGGCCAGAAGCTGGACATCCTCCCGCTGAAGTGGCTGATCGGCGCGGGCGTCGGCGGCACTCCGGGAACGCCGGGCACGGTAGACCGCATGATCGCGTACAACAACGACAAGAAGTACGTTCAGTACCCGATGACGGAACTGCAGCGGACTCCGTTGGAATATCGCTCGCTCTTCCAGATCACCACCTACTGGGCGCGTTTTGGTCAGGTGGAATTCCGCTACGGCAGCACGCTCGCTTATCGCGACGCGATCTAAGCGGATGCCGGGAGTCGTTGTACCATTGACCTCTCCCGGCTGATCTCCGGAGCAAAACATGACCCGAATCGCCAATCAGGATTTCACCCTGACCCGCGACGACTGCCGGCCGCTGTACTTCAAGGCTGGCGATGAAATTCCCGCAGAGTACGAAAGCCACTGGTTCGTGCTGCTGCACACAGACGAAGCGCCCGTCGCCGCGGTAGAACCGGACGAGAAGCGCAAACCCGGACGACCCGCGAAGCCATGACTGTCACTGCCGCCCAACTGAGGTCTGACTTTCCGGAGTTCGCCGACGCGACGATCTATCCGGATTCACTGGTCAATATGTGGCTGACCGTTGCGAACTCACTGGTCAACGTCGATCGATGGGTAGAGTTGACGAATCTTGGCATTGAGCTTGTCACCTGTCATCACCTCGCTATTTCGGCTAAGGATCAGTTGGCGGCTTCGGTAGGCGGCGCTCCCGGCGAAGTTAAGGGGCCGACAGCATCGAAGTCGGTCGACAAGGTGTCTGTCTCGTACGACACGACTGCCGTTACGCTGACCGACGCCGGATTTTGGAATAGCACGTCGTACGGCACCCGTTACCTTGGACTGGCCCGCATGTTCGGCGCCGGTGGCCTCCAGATAAATTGCTGATATGACCGTCAAGATCACGATCGATAAACTGGGTGACGTGATCAAGGCGATCAGCGAACTGGCAGGTAAGGATGTGCTGGTGGGTATTCCGGACAGCGCTCCTGAACGCACAGACACGCCGATTACGAATGCGCAGATTGGCTACGTGATGGAAACCGGCTCTCCGGCCAGTAATATCCCCGCGCGTCCGTTTCTCATTCCTGGCGTTGCGGCGGTTCAGTCGAAATGCGCCGATCGGCTACAGAAAGGCGCGACTGCGGCGCTAAGCGGCAATCTGTCAGGAGCCAATGCCCAACTGACTGCTGCGGGACTGATTGCTCAAAACTCCGTCAAGAAAAAGATCAATGACGGACCATTCGCACCGCTCTCCCCTAGAACGATTGCCCAGCGCAAGAACAGCCGACAGACACAATCCATGCGCAAGGCTGAGAAGGACTATTTCAAGCATCTGGCGGCTGGCAAGACAGAGCAGGAAGCGCAGGACGCAGCGGGCATCAAGCCTTTGATAAATACCGGTAGCTTACGCAACGCCGTGACGTTCGTCGTCCGCAAGAAATAGGATCAGCATGCCACTCCTCGACGTATCTGACGTCCTGCTCGATCCGCTCTTCATGGACCTGACGCTCTCCGTCACGCGCAACGCACAGACGGTCGGCAATGATGGCATCGCAGTCATCGCGGCCACGACAGCGCCGTTCTATGGCGTCGTGACAAGCCTGAATGGTTCCGTGCTCACCCGCGCGGCAGAAGGCGAACACATCAGCGACACGATCACGATTCACACACAGTTCAAGCTGATCGACGGGCAAGTGGGCTATGACGCCGATGTCGTCAACTGGCAGGGACTGCAATGGACGGTAACGAATGTCAACGATTACTCGACGTTCGGTCGCGGCTTCGTGACGGCAACCTGCACGCTCAAGCAACTCTCTGGCTAAACCATGAACGACTCGAGCACGGGCGGCTACCTCTCGCCAGCAGTAGCGTCGCCGCCGCTTGAGGATGACGCGCTGACGGCGATCTTTCAACAGATGATCGTCGGTATCACCGGCCTGCCTGGGAGCATGGTGCGCCCGCGCTGGCAACCAAATCCGCCCAAGCAACCAGAGCCAACCGCGAACTGGTGCGCGCTCGGTATCTCCGTTCAGACTCCGGATGACGGTCCTGCGATCATCCACAGCGGCGCCGGCAACGGCTCCGACACCTACATTCGCCACGAACAGATTGACGTGCTCGCATCGTTCTACGGCCCGAACGCCATGCAGAACGCGCAGTTGCTCGCGGACGGTCTTGCGATTCCGCAGAACCTTGAGCAGTTGAAGGCGCAGGACATGAACAGCATCGACACCGGGCAGATACGCGCGGCGCCAGACCTGATCAACGAGCAATGGGTCAGGCGATATGACCTCGAACTGACGTTCCGCCGCAAGATCACGCGCACATATCAAGTGCTCGGCATCCTGTCTGCGAGCGGCACGATTCAGGCAAGCACGCCGCTCACCACAACTATCAACGTTACCCAGTAGCCCGTTTTACCCTCTTAGACGGGCCCGCCACTGAGCGGGCTTTTTCATTTTTTGGAGCCCTCGATGGCGAACACTTTGCCGGTTTCGCGGCTAATCAATGTCACGATCAACATGTCTCCGCAGGCGGCGCAAGGTGCGAACCTGAACACGGGCCTCATCATCGGCGCGTCGACAGTTATCGACACTGGCGAGCGCTTTCGCTCGTATGCTTCGGCTAACGCTGTCGGTACCGATTTCGGCCTGACCGCGCCAGAATACCTCGCGGCTAGCCTGTACTTCCAACAGGTGCCGCAGCCGTCGACGCTTCTTGTGGGTCGCTGGGCCAAGATGGCCACGGCTGCTAAGCTAAAGGGCGGCCTGCTGTCGGCTGCCGCTCAGGTGATGTCGAATTGGACGACTGTTTCGAATGGCGGCTTCAGCGTCACCATTGATGGCACTGTGAAGAACGTTACGGCGCTCGACTTTACCGCGCAGACGAATCTGAATGGCGTCGCGTCTGCCATCTCGACGGCTCTGGGTTCTGCCGGTTCGTGCGTATGGAACGCGAACTATAGCCGCTTCGAAATCGCCTCCGCTACGACGGGTGCAGGCACGGCTGCAAGCGGCACGATCACTCTGACGGGCGTTCCGGCGGCTAATGACACGGTCACGGTCGGCGGCACGGCAGCTACGTTTGTCGCCGCCAACCCGACCGGCAACCAGGTTCTGATCGGCGGCACCGCTGCACAGACTGCGGCGAACCTGCAAGCGTTCCTGCAATCGTCGGCCGACGTCAACATCAGCAAGTGCAAGTACTCGACGGCGCTGGGCGTGGTCACCGTCACGTACGCATCGGCAGGCACGGCAGGCAATGCATTTACGCTCGCGAAGGTCAGCACGAACATCACCGTTTCCGGCGCAACGCTGTCGGGCGGCCTCAACGCTTCGACCATCACGTATGCAACATCGCCGGCAGGCGGCCAGGATGTTTCGGCGCAGTTGGGTCTGGTGACGGGCGTCGCATCGGTTCCGGCCAATGGCGTGTCGGCAGAGCAGCCGGTTGACGCAGTCTCGGCGATGATCGGCTATGCGGGCACTCAGTTTCTGGGGGTCGCTTTTGCTGATAGTTCTATCAGCAACGCGCAGCACCTTGCAGTCGCTGCGCTCATCGAAGCCGATCAGAAGCATCTGTACGGTGCGACCTCGCAGGAGTCGGCCGCCCTCGACCCGACGCAGACGAGCGACCTCGGCTACCAGATGGCGCAACTCGGCTACAAGTACAGCATTGTGCAGTACTCGAGCACGACCCCGTACGCTGTCGCCTCCCTGTTTGGTCGCCTGTTGACCGTCAACTTCAACGGCAACCGCACAACGATCACGCTCGATTTCAAGACCGAGCCTGGCATCGTCGCGGAATCCCTGAGTACGACGCAGGCCAACGCGCTCGACGCCAAGAAGTACAACTACTTCGTCAACTTCGACAACTCGACGGCGATCATCCAGACGGGCGTCACGTCGAGCGGCATCTTCATCGACTCCGTCTACAACGCGATATGGTTCCGCAATCGAGTTCAAACGGACCTGTACAACGCGCTGTACCTGAGCCCGACGAAAATCCCGCAGACGGATGCTGGAAATCAGCAACTGGCCGCAGTGATGGAAAAGGCCGGCGACGCCGCATTGAGCAACGGCTATGCGGGCGCGGGAGTGTGGACATCAGCAGGATTCGGTGCGCTGAATCAGGGCGACACGCTATCGAAGGGCTACTACGTTTATACCCCGCCAATCTCGTCGCAATCCGCATCGGATCGCCAGGCCCGCAAGTCTGTGCCGTTCCAGATGGCATTGCTCGAGGCTGGGGCAATCCACAGCGTTCAGCTCACCGTCAACGTGACCCGGTAAAGGTAGAACATGGCTTCCTATTCGTTTAAAGATGTGACCGCGACATTCGTCGGTCCGACTGGCGTCTTCTCCCTCGGCTACGGATCGGCCAATGCGGAAGAAGGTATTGACATTGCTGCGGCTGGCGACAAGAACACCATGACCATTGGTGCGGACGGTGAAGGCATGCACAGCCTGCACGCCGACAAGTCCGGCCAGGTCACGGTCCGACTTCTCAAGACCAGTCCCATGAACCAGAAACTCATGGCGACCTACGACGCGCAATCGCTCAGTTCCTCGCTGTGGGGACAAAACATTATCACGGTCGCGAATACTGCATCGGCCGACCTTCACGTTGCGCGCCAGTGCGCGTTCAAGAAGAAGCCCGACATGAAGTACGCGAAAGACGGCGATGTCGTTACGTGGGTCTTCGACGCGGTGAAGATCGACTCCGCGCTCGGCACGTACTAATCCCCATAGCGTCGGCTAGACCAGCTATCGAAAAGCGCTAGTCCAGCGCCTGCCGACGCTTCCCTTCTGGACTGTCTCCAAGGACACGAGATGTCGATTGAATTTGAAATTGGCGGCCAGCGGTATCGGGCCGAAAAGCTCGACGCCTTCAAGCAACTCCACGTCTCCCGCAAGATCGCGCCGATCATCCCAAAGCTTTTGCCTATGTTCCAAAAGTTTGCAGGCAGCAAGGATGCGCTCAAGGATGATCTAGACGGGCTCGCCGAGGCATTCGAGCCGCTCGCACAGGCATTGGCAGAGATGCCGGATGCCGATTGCGAGCATGTGTTCGCCGCCTGTTTGGGTGTCGTGTCGCGCAATCAGCAAGGCAACTGGGCGACGATCTGGAGTCAGAGTGCGAAGTCACTGATGTTCGATGATATCGACCTCGGGCAAATGACTCAGATCGCCGTCAAAGTTATATGGGATAGCCTCGGTCCTTTTATCTCAGGCCTACTCGCGAACAAAGCGGCGAGCCCAGCCGCAGCGCTGAATGGGTAAGCCTGCCTGATGGTCTGGACTGGCTTCTCAGGCCAGTCGTCAAGGGTATGTGCCGGTACGAGTCACTGAAGGATGGGCGGATCGATCTGGCTGACATTGCGCTTATGAACGACGCGTTAGATGTTCTGGCAGAAAACACCCAGATAGCCCAACGACTGAATAACGAGAATTAGCATGTCCGACGCGACCGTCATCAAAGAGTTTCTTGTCAGTCTCGGATTCAAGATCGACAAGGTAGGACTCGATACCTTCGTCAAGGGCATCACTGCAGCATCGGGCACTGTTCTGGCGAGCGTCACGGCGATCTCCGACAATCTGGAGAAGTTGTATTTCGCCTCCATGCGGACGCGCGCCTCGGCTGAGAATATCCGGGCATTTGGTTTCGCCATGGGTCAGATGGGCTCCAGCGCTGGAGCTGCGCTCGACACCATCGAGAACCTTGCGCGTTTCATGCGCAACAGCCCTGGCGCATCGGGCCTGATCCAAAGCCTGGGAGTGCAAACGCAGACCGCTAATGGCGAATTGCGTGATACGTCGGACATCCTGCAGGACCTCGGCAAGCAGTTCGCGCGCATGCCGTACTACCGCGCCAATGCATATGCTCAGGCGCTGGGAATCGACGAAAAGACGCTGATGGCATTGCGTCAGGGTCTCGACGACTTCGGCGACGAATACAAGCATATGCTGTCGGCGGCCGGGCTGGACCTTCAGTCTGCAGCGAAGAACAGCCACGCCTTCATGAACGAGGTGCGTACGCTCGGATCGGCTTTCGCCATTCTTGGTCAGAAGGTCGTCGCAACGTTGAATGGCAGTCTTCAGGGCGATATCAAGCACTTCCGTGAAGGTATGGTAGACAACTTCGCACGGATCTCTGGAATTATCACCAACGTAGTCAAAGGCGTCTTGTGGCTTGCCGACATAATTAGCACCCTCGCGTTCCGGGCGATGCAGGTTATTGGAACTGTGGTTGACTGGTTCAACAGCCTCGACGACAGCACGAAACGTCTTGCCGAAGGTGTGGTTGGTTTGCTGGCAGCATGGCGGCTGCTGAATGCCGGCTTCCTGGCTACGCCGCTCGGACAATTGGCCGCTCTGGGACTTGCATTTCTCGCTCTGTATGACGATTACAAGGTCTGGAGGGAAGGCGGAAAGAGCCTGATCGACTGGACTCGCTGGCTGCCCGACATTGAGCTTGCGAAGCGCCTGCTGCATACGATGGGTGAGCAGTTTACCGAACTAGGCGAGATCATCCATGCAGTGATGGATAAGCGATGGGCCGACCTTGGTACTCACGCCGCGAGGTTTGCGAAATTGGCGGTGGGTGGATGGAAGGATGTCTACAACACGATCAAGAGTCAGATTGACGGAACTCCGGTTCCGGTTCCGAAGGTAGCGCCGGCTGATGGTTTGCCAGTAGCCCCTACCCCGGTCAATCCGAATGCGCCAGCAGCAAGCTCATCATCGGGAATCGCCAATTCGGCTTTCGGCGCATTAATTTCCAAAGGTGAAGGCGACTATGACTCAGTCAATCTCGGCGCGAAGCACGGTTATAAGTCAGGCAAAGCGAACCTTCCGGACATGACGGTCGCGCAGGTAATGGAAGCCCAGAAGGAAGGCCAGTTCAACGCGGCCGGGCGGTATCAATTGATTGCTAGCACACTCTCTGACGCCGTCAAATCCCTCGGACTTAAGGGGGATGAGAAGTTTGATAAGAGTACGCAAGACCGGATATTTGAACAATATCTGGTCAGTCACAAGCGAAAAGCCATCGGAGATTTTATCTCCGGAAAGAGTGATGATGTTAAGGCTGCCATTCAGGCAGCATCGCTGGAATGGGCGAGCGTTGCCGACCCGATTACTGGGAAAAGTCACTACTCCGGAGTGGCCAACAATGTCGCATCGATTTCAGCGGGGGACATGGCGCGTGCCTTGCAATCTTCGCGAGTCGGAAATCCGTATGCAATGGAACAATTAGCCCTCTCGCCCGGGGAGAGTGTAGTCGGTACAGGCGGTCAGGTTCCGGTGTCGGTCAGCACCAATACGACCATAAACGTAACTGGTTCCGGCGATCCGCACGCAACGGCTCAGGCTGTGGCTCAGGCACAAGGCGGCGTGAATCAGCGCCTCGTGCGTAACATGAAAACGGCGGTGCAATGAGTGGCTTCCTGGAAACCGGCATCGGGATCGCTGCCTCTATTGGCGGCGAACTCGTCAGCGCCTTTTTTAGCCCGAAGAGGTCCATCAATTCATCGGTCGTCTCCTTTCAAAGTTACGTCACAATTGACGAACACCATCATGACGAGCTGGTGATTACCGATCACCCCGTCGAGCAAGGCGCGGCAATCTCCGATCATGCTTACAAGAAGCCCGCGGAAGTAACGATGACGCTCGCGTGGTCGAACAGCAGCCTAAGTTCGATAACGTCTCTCCAGTTTGGCAGCTACAACCAGTTCGTCTACAAAAACCTGTTGACGCTTCAGGCATCGCGCACGCCGTTCGATCTCTCGACCGGCAAGCGTCGATACCAGAACATGCTGATTCAGTGGCTGGATACGACGACCGACGCCAAAACCGAGAACTCGCTGATCATCACGCTGCATTGCCGCGAGATCATCATCGTTCAGACGACGACTACTCAGCTTCAGCCGGCAGAGAATATGGACAGCCCACAGAAGACAGCGGCTATTTCGAATGCTGGCACGAAACAGCCGCAGGCGACGACAACCAGTTTGGCGTATCGAGCTGCATCCTCTCTTGGCCTGACGAACTGATGTCCTCGACCTTCGAAATTCCTCTGACCCCGGCACCGCAGACGTTTTTCGTCTCGCTCGTCGGCACGCAGTATCAGTTCACGCTGCAATGGCGCGATACGACGAATGGCGGGTGGGTGCTGGATATTGCAGATGCGTCGGGAATCACGATCATCAGTGGTATTCCGCTGGTGACGGGCGCCGATTTGCTCGCGCAGTACAAGTACTTGTCGTTTGGTTTCGAACTATGGGTGCAGACGGACGCCGCCGACGTCCCGCCGACTTATACGAATTTGGGATCGACGTCGAACTTGTACGCGGTTACGCCGTAGCCGAGTCAGCTTAGTAGTCTCTAAGACCTCGCCGGGTCCGGGCGATCCGCATGCAGGCGGCCCAGGCGTGGAAGTCATTAGAGTAATTGAAGCCGCTCTCTGCCTTGCAGACGTCCCACATCTGCTCGCTGATGGTGTCATCGAATTGCAGGTCATCGACTTCTTTAACACCCAGAAGCAGCCCCTTCAGGCATTCCTTTTCAAGCGATGGCTGGCCTTCTCCGGCAGCAAGATCGGCGCAGCGCTGCTTCCATGACTTCATGATGGCATGAAGCTCCGCGTCAGACATGTTCTTCTCCGCATGAGCCAGGGCCGGGATAGACGTGACGACGCAAAGCGCGATACCGACGAATTTCGTTAATTTCATTTTTGCTCCTTGTGACTGGGTTGGTAAAACATGACTGCGCAGTTTTTGCGGAAGGTGAGCCTGATCGTAGGCAACGCCAGCGGTCAAGGACTGGATCTTTCGGAACTCCATCTCCGCTTCACCGTCTGGAGCGCGACGACGCAGAGCCCGAAGCACACGACGATCCGCGTTTATAACGTGGCCGATGCCACTGCAAAACGACTGCAGCAGGAATTCCAGCAGGTGTTTTTGCAAGCAGGCTATGACGGAAATTTCGGTCTTATTTTCAGCGGTTCTATTAAGCAGATCCGTAAGGGCCGCGAGAACGCGACCGACACGTTTGTCGACATCATTGCGGCAGACGGAGACGAGGCTTACAACTGGTCCGTTGTCAATACGACGCTGGCGGCCGGCTGGAGTCAGGCCGACTACCACGGTGCCTTAGTCCAGTCCATGTCGCCCTATGGAGTGTCGGCGGGATATACGCCCAACTTCGCGGCCACGATACTCCCCCGCGGCAAGGTCTGCTACGGCATGGCGCGAGATTACATGCGTCAGCTTGCCGGTGCGGCAGGCATGCAATGGACCATTCACGATAGACAGCTTCACATGGTGCCGGTCAACGGTTATCTCCCGGACCAGGCCGTCGTGCTGACGTCCGCCACGGGAATGATCGGTGTACCCACTCAGACCGTCGACGGCATCCTCGTCAAGTGCTTGCTGAATCCCAATATCAAACCAGGCTCGCGCATCCAGATCAACAACGCCAGCATCCAGCAAGCCGCCCTTAGCGTCGACTACACGGCGACGAACTATTTTCCTAGCCTGGACGACGACGGATTCTACAAGGTCTACGCGATGACCCAGACGGGCGACACGCGCGGGCCCGCTTTTCATACCGACATGATCTGCGCTGCTGTCAATGGGACGGCGCCGCTGACGTCGAACTATACGAACGCCGTCGTGAACGGAAATAACGGAGGCTGAAATCGATCCGCGAGAACGTTGGGATGACCCCGAAGAAGCGCTGCGCGTCGCGATGGATGGCCTCAAGTCGGGCCTGTGGACCTCGATGCCGGGGATCGTCCAGTCATTCAGCGCTGACGCTGTAACCGCGACGGTGCAGATTGCCATCAAGGGCGTCGTGCATACCCCGGACGACAAGGCGCAGTTCGTCAACATGCCGCTGCTGGTGGATGTGCCCGTGCATTTTCCGCGTGGCGGCGGCTGCACCCTGACTTTCCCGGTCGCGAAGGGCGACGAATGCCTTGTCGTATTCGCGGCCCGATGCATCGACACCTGGTGGCAGTCCGGCGGTGTGCAGGCTCCCGCAGAACATCGCATCCATGACCTGAGCGACGGCTTTGCCTTCGTTGGCTTCTTCTCGCAGGCGACCAAGATAACCGGCATCAGCACGACGAGCGCACAGCTCCGCAGCAATGACGGCCAGGCATACATTGAAATCAACCCTGCTAGCCATGCCGTCAATGTCGTGACGAGCGGCAACATCTCGGCGCAAGCGAGCGGGACTGCGACCCTGAAAGCGCAAAGCGTGACTATTGACTCGCCACAGACGACGTGCACCGGGGCGCTTACGGTCCAGGGCGCATTCACATATGAGTCGGGGATGGTCGGATCCGGTGGCTCGGGCGCATCCGCTCAGATCAACGGGTCAATCCATGCGACGGGCGACGTCACATCTGGCGGCATCAGCCTCGACAGCCACGTCCACGGAGATCCACAAGGCGGAACAACGGGAGGGCCGCAGTAATGCGTTACAGGAAAATGACGGTTGACGGAGATTATCAATGGGGACATCAGCAAAACGATTTCTATCGCGATCAGTCCCAAGCCGTGGCGCAGGCCGTCCAAACCAGACTGAATCTGTTCTCTGGCGAGTGGTTCCTTGATGTGACAGATGGAACACCGTGGACCACGCAAGTCCTCGACAAGTACACGAAAGACCAGTACGACGCCGCGATCCAAGATCGCATCCTTGGCACACAGGGTGTAACGCAGATCACCAACTATTCGAGTTCAGCCAATACGGCCACTCGCAAGCTGACCGTTGCAGCAACGGTTGAGACTCAGTACGGCACCGCAACGATCACCACGACGATATGACGACGATCACCTCCGTTGCGCCGGTCATCAGTGCCACCGGCATCAGTGCGCCAGCGTATTCCGACATCCTCGCTTACCTCATCGCGAAATATCAGGGCATCTATGGGACTGACATCTATCTCGGCGCCGACTCTCAGGACTATCAATCGATAGCGATTTATGCATCAGCTATTAACGATACGAATGCCGCAATCATAGCCGACTATAACTCGCGGTCGCCATCCACCTCGCAAGGCGCGGCGCTTTCGAGCGCAGTCAAGATCAATGGCCTAGCGCGATATGTTCCAACGAATTCGACCGTCGACCAGATCATCGTTGGCCAGGCCTTCACGCCGATCATAAATGGCGTGACGCAGGATTCGAACGGTAACAAGTGGAGCCTGCCGGCGAGCGTCACCATTCCCTCCGGCGGCACGATCACGGTTACCGCGACGTGCCAGACGCCCGGTGCGGTTGCGGCGTCGATCGGAACCGTCAACCGGATCGCTACGCCGACGCTGGGATGGCAGTCCGTCACCAATGCATCGGCCGCAGTACCTGGCGCGCCAATCGAGACCGATTCGCAGCTTCGCCAGCGACAAGGCAACTCCACGGCCCTACCTGCGCTGACGCCTGTTGGTGGAATCAAGGCGGCCGTGTCAGCCCTAATCGGCGTTACGCAATGCGTGATCTACGAAAATGACACCGGAACCACTAACGCTCTAGGGATTCCCGCGCACGCGATTGCAGCAGTAGTTCAGGGCGGCGACGTAACGCAGATCGCCAGCATGATCGCATTGAAGAAGACGCCTGGCACCAGTACCTTTGGCACCACTACCCAGACAGTCCCGGATACGAACGCCATTCCGACATCAATCAACTTTTCCCGGCCTACCAATGTTGCGATCACGGTGGCTATCAGTCTGCATGCTCTCGCTGGTTACTCTACGACAGTCGGCGCGACGATACAAAACGCCGTGGCGTCGTACATCAACAGCGTGACCATCGGTGGCGGCCAGGGTAACTCGGTCGAATGGGACTCGTGTATTGCCGCGGCCAAGGGTGTAGCGGGAAGCAGTACCTTCAAGATCGTTTCTCTGACGGTCTCCGGCCCCGGTGGAGCGGGTACGCCTGACGTTGCGATCGCATACAACCAGACGCCTACATGCACAGCAGCAAGCGTAACCCTGACTCAGGTGTGATATGGCCCTAGCAAGCGACTACACCGGCCTAATCACATCGGAACATTCGGGGCGCCCGAAGTTTTCCGCGATGGTTGCGGCCGTCGCTCAGACCTTCGTCGACCAGCAGAACTGCGTAGCGGGACTGCCCAGTGACTTCGACGTCGATATGGCCATCGGCGCGCAACTGGACGTCGTCGGACTATGGGTTGGCGTGACCCGCGATGTCACGGTGCCATCCACGTCTACCGTGGTCTCGCTTGACGACTCCACATTTCGGCTGCTCATCAAGGCTCGTGCGGCGGCCAACAAGTGGGACGGCACGCCACAGCAGGCAGCAACAATTCTCGCGATGTTTTACGGGGCGTTTGGCTCGTACGCGTTCATCCAGGACAACCAGGACATGTCGATCAACATCGCCGTGGCCGGGAATGTCCCAACCCCCGTACAGCTCGCGATCTTCTCGCAGTGGTATCTGCCTTTGAAGCCAGCAGGAGTGCGCGTTGCATCTCAACTCGTGACGACAGCTAACGCTCCAATATTCGGCCTCGATCTCGAAAACAACTTTATCGCCGGGCTCGATGTTGGAGCCTGGTCAGCCGCGTTCTAAGAGGTATCAATGACCGCTGTAAATCAGATCCTGCCTTTCGCAACGGGCACTGGTGCGAACGTTCTGACGCCAGCACAGTACCAGGCGCTAGCAGCGCTCGGCCCGGGTTTCACCTCCGGCATCCTGCCTTCCGCAAATCTGAACACCATTCTCCGTCAGGCTTCGTTCGTTGCATCGATGATCGGTCAATTCATCGTCGACAAGGGTGGCGTGAGCGCGCTCGACGACGGGAATATTGCTGAGTTAGAGGCGAATTTTGCGGCGTCAATAACCGCCTTCATGATGGGCCACCTTGGCGCATTGGCAACTTTGAACATCGGGGCCGGGCTTTTCAACGATGGGAATGGAAACCTTGCAGCCCTTGATCAGGGGTCGACGTCTCTGTACCAGCTCGGCTTACTGCTTTAAGGAGCATTGAACATGGCATCAAATCCGAACTACGCATCGACCCCAACAGTTGGCGCCGCCACGCTGAGCCTCGGCGATTCTTCGCGCACCGCACCGGTCAGTGCTGGCACGATCTTCCCGTCCAGCACTCTCGGTGGCCAAGTTGAGCGAATCGTTATCACGCCGCTAGGATCACTCACCGCGACTGTGCTGCGCCTTTTCCGCTTTGACGGATCGGCATACCACCAGTATGGCGACGAAATCCCGATCAGTTCGCTGAACGCAGCCAACGGGACGGCCAATCTTTCGATCAAGCTCGAAGCGGTTGATAACCCGAACGTCTTCCCGATTGCAATTCCAGCCAACTGGTCGCTGCGCGCCACGCTCAACGACACACAGATCGCGCAGGAAATGTCGATCAACAGTATCGCGCTCTCGCAAACAACGGCCGGTGCGGCTCTGCTGAATCTGAACGGCACGAACGTCACGGCCGGATCGACTACCGCGGTCGCAGCCGCTGCGGCGCCTACGGCCAATACGCCGATGACGCTCACGTCGGTGCCGTATGTGATGGCGAATCCGGTACTGCTGACGCTCACAAGCGCATCGAATGTCTCGACGGTTAGCTACAAGGTCGTGGGCCGCAATGCACAGGGCGCGCTCATTTCGGAGACGATCGTCGGGCCGAATGCGAATACCGTTTATTCGGTTAATGCGTACAAGGCGATCCTGTCGATCACGCCGACTGCGAGCAACGCAGGCACGGTGTCGGCCGGTTATTCCACTGTCGCAGGCGTGTCGGTTCTTCCTCTGCCAAGCCCGATCATGCTGTCGAGCGGCGCAAACCTGTCTGCTGTCAATTTCACGATCACAGGCCTGAATTCGGCCGGCGTGTTGCAAACCGAAGTACTCGCAGGCCCGAACATCGGCCAGGTTCAGTCGACCAACACCTACGCAAGTGTGCTGACCATCGCCACGAATGCAGCCGTTGCAAGCGGTGTCCTGGTCGGAAATCCGCCGATTCTCTCGGGCGTATCTATTCAGGCAGAAGGCGGCAGCTACTAAGCCGCAACTCTGCAAAACACAAAAAACCCGTCCATCGCGACGGGTTTTTGCATTTCTGGAGTCGCGAATGCAAAGAGGCATGTTTGGGTTTCCGTATCCAACCGGGAAAAGCAACTCTGTCGTCACGCCCAGCCTTGTCAACGGCGCGCTGAATACCAATCCCCCAGCCGGATTCATGGGGGCCTTCGGGAACGGCCAATATCAGGTCTTTCAGGCCAATGGCGCCTTCACTGTGCCGGCTGGCGTCACGCAAATTCGTGTGCGGGTGGTCGGGGCGGCGAGCGGTGGGCTGAGCAATGGGCGCGGCGGTTGTGGTGGTGGGTATGCCCATGGCGTGTTTGCTGTCTCACCGGGCTCACAATATGCCGTGACGATCGGTCAAGGCAGCCCGGGAGGGGCGTCTCCATCGGCAGGTGGCACCTCTTCGTTCGGCAGCATGATTAGTGCAACCGGTAGCGCCACCACAACACCCGGCGTAGGCATAGGGGGAAGCTTTCAGGCGTCCGGCGGGACAAGCGGCAACGCATCAGGTTCGGGTGGAGGTGGGGCCGGTTCCCAGCTCGGGAATGGCGGATCGACATTCGCGGGCGCTGGCTCGGGCGGCGGTGGAGTGTCGTCCGGGGGCAGTCTGATTGGCAATTCAGGTGGTGGAAGCCCATTCGGTAACGCAACGACCGGCTCGGGGGCGCCCGATATTCTCGCAAACCAGGCCGTTGGCAGCGCCAATGGCTCAAACAACTCCATAAATGCTGCCCTGCGATTTCCGTTTGATGGTTTCACCGGAGGAGGCGGCGGCTTCGGCAGTTCTGCGGGTGGTAGTGGTGGCAATGGAGCTGGTGGTGCGGGGTCCACAGCGGCAGCCGGACCTGGCGGCATCGGTGGTGGTGGCGGCGGCGCGAGTAGCGGCGGCAATGGTGGCAATGGCGGCATCGGCGGTGGTGGCGGTGGCGGCGCCAGCGGCTCTGGCGGTAGCGGCGGCAATGGCCTCGTAGTGGTGGAGTTCTAAGTTATGACAACCTACGCACGCATTCAAAACGACACGGCGGTGGAAGTGTTTATGCCGCATTCCGGATTTTCGCTGGTTGAATGCTTTCATCCAGAAGTCGCGGTGCTTTTCGTTGAGGTTCCTGACGGGACTGAAGCGGGGGCGACAACAACGGACGGCGGAAGCACATGGACGAATCCGACTGAGCCTGCTGAGCCTGCTCCTGCGCCGACTGTTTACGATCTGCTCACACCGATGCAGTTCTACCTTGCGTTCAAGACGCAAGAGCGCAAGTTGCTCAAGGCACTGGCGACGACGGGCTTGCCGGCAAACAGCGCGTTCAATGCGACGGCGACGGCTATCCCGGTCGATCCCGACATCGAGGAATTCTGGGCGACCTTTCAGATGGCCCTTCAGGAAAAGTCCAACATCGACCCAAACCTCACATCGATCCAAGAGGGGCTGGAGTACCTTGCTAGGCCAACGGCACCGACGCCATCTGTTATCACGGCTGACCGTATCCCACAGATTCTCGCCGGGATCGCGCAGTAAAGGGTTGAAGCGCGAGGGTGGCAAGGTATGGGATCATAGGGCCTTTCCTGGACTCCGCCCCGAAGTTTATGACGCGTTCCGAATTGCCCCGACCATCGACATCGCTAACCGAAGAGCAAGCATTTTCACATGCCGCCACCCTGCATCAGGCGGGGCAATTGGAGGACGCAGATCGAATTTACCGGGCTATCTTGAACGTTCACCCAGAGAACGCACAAGCCCATAATAACCTTGGTTTCATCCTCGGTCAGTTGGGGAAGTTTGATGATGCTATCAACAGTTATCTTAGAGCGCTGAATATAAATCCCAGCTTCCATTTAGCAGCCAGGAACCTTTGCGCGATCTTAATCGAGCGCGGACGATACACGGAAATCCGCAGTATCTTCACCGGCCTAGGGAAACTAGAAGATGCCATATCGATCTGTCGCAGCACGATCGAAACCTGCGCCCGCCTACCAGGGGTATATCGGAACATAGGCGCTGCACTGCAAGACCTTGGTCAGTTCGACGATGCCATTGAAAGTTATCGCCGGGCGCTCGATATAGATCCTGACTACGTCGAAGCTCACTACAATCTGGCGAACGTTTTGAAAGATGTCGGCCAGATTGAAGGCGCGTTGATCAGTTATCGACGGGCGCTTAATATCGACCCGGATTTCCGCCGAGCAACGTGGAATCTTGGCATTGCCCTGCTCGGACTAGGGCGGTACGACGAGGGCTGGAAGTGTAACGAAATACGCTTCTCTCTAACGGACGCCGACAAGGTCGCCGTGCCGGATCTTCCGTTCCAATCTTGGTATGGCGAGCCGCTTATTGGCAGATCCATCGTCATCATCGAGGAACAAGGGATCGGCGACGACATCCAGTTCTGCCGGTATGCGTCCACTCTCAAACAGATGGGTGCGGCGCGCGTTTCACTGGTTTGCAAAAATCGTCTGCGCCCGCTGTTCAGTAGAATGAAGGGTATTGATGCAGTGTTCGAGCGCGGTGACATATCAACGGTGCCGCAGCACGATTTCTGGTCGTTCGCGCAGTCGCTGCCGTTACATTGCGGCACCACGGTTGAGACGGCCCCTGCCGACGTGCCTTATCTGTTCGCCGACGCCGCGCTGACAGAGCGGATTGCCAGTGAGTTTGGCCGCTCTACCGACCTGAAAATCGGCATCTGCTGGAAAGGGAGCGCCGCGTATCCGGGGGATGCAGCGCGCTCGCCCGGCCTTGGCTTCTTCAAGCCAATCTTCAGCATCGACGGGGTACGCATCTTTACCCTGCTGCCAAACTCGCGCGCCGAACTGATCGGGAGCGCGGGAGACAAGGCCGTTGACATCGGCCACGAGGTCGACGAACTCACGGCGCCGTTTGAAGAGACCGCGGCGCTCATCATGAATCTCGACCTCGTCATCACGTCAGACACGTCGATTTGCCATCTTGCCGGCGCGCTTGGCAAGCCTGTCTGGCTGGTGCTACCCTACGCGGCGCACTGGGTCTGGATGACCGACCGCGAGGACAGTCCGTGGTATCCGAATACCCGGCTGTTCCGGCAAACGGAGCGCGGGAACTGGGCGGGAGTGTTTGAGCGGGTCGCCCAAAAATTGAGAGCTGTACTGGCTGGCGAAATGCCCCTTGTATGGCCGGTGAAATAATCGGGGAATAAGTTGGAATCAGATGGGATCATGGTGCCGATTTCGGTTGGCGAGCTGCTGGACAAGATTTCAATCTTGCAGATCAAGTCCGAGCGGATCAGCGACGAAAGCAAGCGGCGCAATGTCGAAAACGAGCTGTCCGCGCTGAACGCGGTAGCAACGAAATCGGTGAAAATCGACGTTATCCTGGGGTCCCTGTTGACCGAGCTAAAGGCCGTCAACACGGCTTTGTGGGACGTCGAGGACGATCTGCGCGCGATGGAAAGGCGCGGCGAGTTCGGTGCGGCGTTCGTTGAGGCAGCGCGGTCGGTGTACAAACACAACGACGTCCGCGCCACATTGAAAAGAGCGATCAACGACTTGACCGGCTCAAAGCTGGTCGAGGAAAAGTCCTACGTCTAGACGTACCTAGACGTTACCAAAGCCGCCCGCGAGGCGGTTTTTTTACGTCCGCAACACACGACCACAAGCCGCCATCGAGCGGCTTTTTCTTTTCCGGGCCACTCATGACCATCGGCGATCAGGCCGCAGACCTCGCGCGCAGCGACATCGTTGCAAGCGCAGTTAAATCCCTTCCCCCGGTGTCAGTGGCGAGCATGCACTGGCTCGGATTTCAAATTTCCGACTGGGTCATGGCTGCGACGTTGATCTACACAGTGCTGCAAACGTTCGCCCTGATCCGCGACAAGTTCTGGCCGCATCGCGGGAAGCATAGAAAGGAGTGAGCCATGACCCCCGACGACTTCATCAAGGCCGTCTCGCCATCCGCCAAGACCTCGGCCAAGACCACCAAGATACCCGCCAGCTTCACCGTTGCCCAAGGCGCGCTTGAATCCGCGTGGGGCTCACATGCACCCGGCATGAATCTGTTCGGCATCAAGGCCGACGCATCATGGAAAGGCCCGGTCACGACGCAGATCACGCATGAGGTCGTCAACGGCAAAGCGATCACGATCACGGCCAAGTTTCGTGCGTACACCGACTGGCTTGGATCGATCAACGATCACGCGCAGTTCCTGCTGACGAACCCGCGCTATGAGCCCGCATTCGCCTACACAACGGGCGCGCTATTTGCCCAGGCGGTCGCCGCTGCCGGCTATGCGACCGATCCGCTCTACAGCCAGAAGATCGTCTCGATCATCAAGGCGCACAACCTCGGAATGTTGGACGTTTAGCCTCTCAAACCCATATCCGCCACACGAACATTTGCCATTTACCCGTGTCACGCATAATAAACGGAACTTGCAATGGGTACTTTAACGGGTTCGACCGTAACAAGTACCGCCGCGGTCAACCTGGCTTCGCCCGTCCAGACTGACTGGATCCAGTTCCCGCAGAGCTGGACGACTCCGAACCGTAAGAGCGGCGGCGGCTCACTGTTCGCGCTGCCCACGCTGCTCGGCTCTGCCGCCCAGCAGTTTTATAACAACAGCGCGGTGGCCATCTCCTGGTCTGGCGGCACGCCCACTGCATCGAGCGCAGGGTCCACGGAAGGGATTTTCGCGCAGGTCAACAGCAATGCATCTTCCGTTGGGGATGGTTTGCAGTTCACCGTCGTTGCGGACACGACTGCCCGGACCCTGAAGATTTACTGGGGGGTGTGGGACGGCAGCGCAAAGATGGTCGCAACGCTGTCGGACGGCAGCGCGACGGCCGTCACACATACGCCCACTGGCGCGACGGGCGCCTCAACAAATTACGTCACGACACTGACGTATAGCGCGAATTCGTCGTCTCAGACGCTGACGATTGCGCTGACACTGTCAGCAACCCTACTTCAGACCGATTCCAACATCGCGCTACAGGCGGCGAAGGTCCTGGCGTCGGCATCGATCAGCGGTACAGGCGCCACAAACCAGGCGGCCAATACCTCATCAGCGGCCGGCGCCATTTCCATTTCGGCATCCTCAGCCAGCACGCAGAGCGTCAATGCGTCGACAGCTTCTGGCGCCGTTTCGGTCTCCGGTTCGGCATCTAGCACGCAGCACGCTAACACCGACGCTGGGTCTGGATCGGTTGCGGTTGCTGGTACTGCGGCAAGTGCGCAAGCCGTCAATGCGGGTTCGGCGACAGGTCAGGTCAGCATCGCTGGCTCGGCTACATCAACACAGACCGCCAATGCGTCCTCTGCATCCGGCGCGGTCAAGATTGCGGGCGCTGGTGCATCAAGCCAGCCGGTCAACATCAGCGCTGCATCTGGCGCACTGGCCGTGTCCGGATCCGGTGCTGACAGCCAGGCACGGAACGCATCGACGGCGACTGGCACCGTTGGCAGCACTATCGGCGGCTCCGGTGCGAGCACTCAGTCTGCAAGTTCGTCGGCAGCATCGGGCGCGGTGTCGATTGCAGGCGCGAGTTCGTCGACTCAGAAACCGACCTCATCGGCCGCGTTGGGCAGTCTCAGTATCGCCGGGTCCGGAGCACCAACCGCGGCGCATGACCTCAGTCTGGGCGCTGGCCTCATCGGCATCACTGCAACGGGCACATCGGCTCAGGCGCACGATACCTCGAGCGCGTCAGGGAGTATCGCGTCTCCGATTACCGGGCTGGGCAATAGCGTTCAGATTCCGGACGTGTCATCTGGCGCGGGACACGTTGGCGCGCAGTCATACCCAGTCGACCCAAGCTTCTACCTCCAGATTCCCGCTCGCCATTTCTGTGTGTCATGTCCCGGATACGAGTTCTACGTGGCTGGGCCACGCCGGGATTTCATCGTTCAGCCGCAAGGGCATGACTTCTATGTCGCTCTTGCGCCGCGCCCTTTCTATGTCCAGTTCAAGCCATGATCCCGACTCCACTGCAATTCAACTGGAAAGACCCGCGCGAGTCAGCCGTGCTCACGTGGGATGCGACGCTCATGCTCGCGAGCGGTGAAACGCTGACGGGTACGCCCACGGCCCAGATTACGACTGTCACCGGTGCAGACGCAACGCCGTCGCTTGTTCTCTCTGGCGTCATCGTCAACGCTGCGCCGCTGTCAGTCGCAGGGAAAACCATTGCGGCTGGCGCGGCAGTGCAGGCCGTCGCATCTGCGGGTGGCTTCGGCAGTCAGTACCTGATAGCGATTACCTGCTCGACGTCGAATCCCAACAAGACGCTCGTCCTGAAAGCCATGCTGCCACTCAGCCCGATGTAACCCCGCCTCCATACCGAACAAGCCCTCCGAGCGAGGGCTTTTTTTATTCCTGAAGGAAATTCGATGGCAACGAACCTGAAATATTCGGCGACCTTGCGCAACGCTCAGCAGGCCGCCATTCGAACCACTCTCGGCGCAAGCGCGCTCATCAACATTTACAGCGGCACGCAGCCGGCGAGCCCCGATACGGCGATCACCTCTCAGGTCTTGCTCGCCACGCTGACGGCTGGAGCAACTTTCGGCACGGAATCGGGCGGCGTTGAAACGCTCAATGCCATTACGGCCGGTACCGGTACGGCAGCAGCAGGCGCGGGCGGCACGCTCGCCACGTGGTTCCGCATGACGACCTCTGGCGGTACCGCGCACGTCGACGGCACCGTTGGCACGTCTGGCTGTGACCTGAACCTCGGGTCTGCGACGATCTCAACCGGCGTTCAGGTGTCGGTTTCGTCGTGGACGATTGCCAACTCGAATTGATATGCCAATCATCAAACACCTAGTCGATGCTGCTCAAGGCAAGCATCCGATCACTGCTGCGCGCTCGGGTCATTGGCCGACTGTGCGCAAGCAGCATCTAGCGCTGCATCCGGTCTGCGAGGTGTGCGGCGGATCGGACAAGCTGGAAGTGCATCACCGCCGGCCTTTCCATTTGCATCCCGATCTCGAGCTCGACCCCTCCAATCTCGTGACGCTCTGCGAATCGAAAAAAAGCGGCGTGAACTGCCATCTGTGGTTCGGCCATCTCGGGAATTTCCGCAGCTTCAACGTCGATGTCCTGCTAGATGCCGCTATGTGGCTAGGCAAGCTCAAGAATCGCCCTTTGACTGACAAGGAGTAATCCATGAACAACACTTCTCCGATCAACACCGCCACGGCCGTCGGCGCCGGCGCAGTCGTCGCGCCTGTTGTCTCGTATGTCGCGAGCCTCTTTCACCTGACGCTTCCGCTTGACGTGCAAAGCGCGCTCGTCGTGCTCATCGTGGCGGGCGCACACAAGCTCACGCAGATCGCAGCCGCCCGCACCGCTGCCAAGCAAGCCCCCGCCGCTTAACCCCACCTCGCCGCGACCGCGGCAAACCTCCGGAGTCTTCCCATGTTGAAAACGCTATGCCTCGCGGCAGGCCTTGTCGCGTCCGTCCTTTTCGCTGGCTGTTCAGCCACGCAGCAAACGAACGTCAACCAGACTCTCGCCAATCTGAACCAGACGAACCTGATCGCGCTACAGACCATCAAGAGCGGTTGCTCGATCGTCCAGCCGACGCTTACCGCTGCAGCCGTAGCTAGCCCGCAAATCGCCAGCGCTGCCGCGGTCAATGGTGTGGTCTGCGCTACCGCAAGCGTGGCCGCCGACGCGGCCTCGGCGGTCGTGGCGGCCCAAGCCCATGCGGCTGCGAGCGCCGCGCCGTCCGCATCGGCTCCGGCCGCAGCATCAACGCCGCTTGCTGGCGCACCGCTGCAATGATCGGCCGCCGCGTCTATGACAAGGCTCCGCATGAGTTGGAGCCGGGCGATTACGGTCGATGGGATGCCGACAAGGGCAACTGGTACGCATGCGTCCCGGATGGAAAGCTCGCGAACCTTACTGCCCATGCTGTTGTTGAGCATCCGGACGGATCGATCACGGTTAGCCCGTCGATCCTCGTCACTCAGTCGGGCGAATCGCCGCCGGAATGGCATGGCTGGCTTGAGCGCGGCATGTGGAGGTCTGCATGACTCCGCGCGATTACGCCCTGCTCGCACAGGAGGCGTATTCGGCGAAGCCCGACATCGGCGACGAGAATAGCGCATCTCGAGCCATCGTGAGGCAGACGGCCGCGGGGCTCGTGGTGGCCTTTCCGGGAACGGATAACTGGGATTGCTGGGGCGCCGACTTGGACGTCGAGCCGGTTAATGTGCCCGGTGTCGGGAAAATCCATGGTGGGTTTTGGAAGGCTTGGCAGACCATCGAAGTGGCGGTACTTGCCGCGATTGATGGCAAGCCGGTCGCGCTGGTCGGGCACAGCCTTGGTGCGGCCCTGGCTGTGTGCGCAGCGGTATCGATGACCCTGTCAAGCAATCCGCCCGCTGCGGTCTACGGATTCGAGCCTCCGCGCGTCAGTCCAAACCTCGGAGTTCGAACGCTGCTCGCCAAGGTGCCAGTGCATCTGTACAAGAACGGCAACGATATTGTTCCGGACATTCCCCTAGGCTGGCATCACGCGGCACTGCTGACGCATATCGGCAAGCCGGACCTTCCACTCGGCAATGTGCGGGATCATGCGATCGCCCGCGTGATCGAATCCTTGGCTTAACAGCCCACGATTTGTAAACAGCGGCAACAGTCCATCTGCTGTATCCCGTCCGGACTTCGGCCCGGGCGGCACCCCTCTTTTCTCGCCATCGGCGACGACCAATCATCCCGCCTCGTACGGCGGAGAATCCCTAAGCCATTCAGCCAACTCTGGCCGTACCGAGAACTTCGGCGCCTTGATCCAATCTTCGATTTCCTCTTTCCACTGCTCGAACGCGTGTTCGGTCAGGTCGAATTCCTCATCGAGACGCCCGCTTCCGTCATCTCGCAGGAATAGCCCCACCACCTGGCGTCCATCCCAATAGGCGACGGCAAAGTCTGTGATGTCTGCGCTCGTGCATCGAGGCGCATCGCGGAGAAGCATCGCCAGTTGGCTTCGGAAGTCTTCGAATGTCATGGGAACCATCCCCGCGCCTTAGCGCACATCAATCAGCCCGCACTAGCGGCGCATCCCCCGCTTTCCCCTCAGCCGCATCTTGCCGAAGGAACTCGGCATATTCTGCCTTTGCTTTCGGATCCTTGATCTGGTCCAGTGTAAGGCCCAGTGCCTTCATCATCGGATACGTGTCGCGCTTAACTCGCGCCTCACGCTCAGGGTTGTTCGTGAGGTACGGATCGTTTTCCCACATGTCCATGTTGGGCGTCGTGTCTTCATCGGTATTCATATCGCTCCTCTTGCCGCACTAGCTGCGTGTAGCCCATCTATTTTTTGCCCCAACCCAAAGCCGCAGGGCGCCCATATCCACTGTACTTGATTTTCAGCCAGTCTCGAGACCGACCTCGCTGATACGGTGAATCCATCCGCTTGGCCATCATGCCTTCTAGCCCAAGCCCCTCGACTGCATCGAATACCATTTTCCCCTCTCCTTCAATACCGCTCGCGTAAATCAGTGTGCGCGTGTTGTCGAAGGATCGCCGAAGGTGCAACTTACGTTCAGTGAGTGGCAGGCCGCGAAGGTCGGCGCCGTCGATGGACAGTGCATCGAAGACATAGAGCCGGGCCGGATCGGACTTAGCGACCGCGCGGACATTCTTCGGAGTTTTAGTCACCGCGCGCTGCCGCAGCCGCTCAAAAGACGACCGACCGGTATCGTCGTCGACCGTCAACTCGGCGTCCCACGCAAAATCGCCCGGCACCGCGGCGACGGCCGCGACGACATCCGGGAACGATCCGTTGAAAAGATTGCCATTGCGGCTCCAAAGCGCGACGCGCTCGTCGGCCTTGACAGCCAGGCACCTGAAACCGTCATACTTCAGCTCGAACAGCCAGTCGGGGTCGGAGAATGGCCGCGCATGCAGCGTTGCGAGCATCAGGTCTGATGCGTCCATGCCCACTGAGCATCGTCAGCCCATCTAACCGGCGCGAGCATCGGCTTATCGGCGTCAATGCCGGCCGTTTTCAGCGCCGCTTTTATCTGCGTGATCCGCGGCATGAAATCGAGCTTCCATGTCTCGCCCTCGCTGGTCACTTCCATTCCGTTGTGCACGACGAGAGTGTGCAGTGCGACGAGCAGCGCCTGAACCAGCGGCGGCTGCTCGAATGGGTCAAAGGTGGGTTCTTGCAGTTCGTCCATGATGAGCCTCCTACTTGAGCTCAGCATCGCCTATGCCCGATTCGTCGTCGGCGCCTATGCAACGGACCCAGTAAACGCACCCGCGCTCAGGCTGCGCCTGAACCTGCTTCCGGTCGCCGTACATGCAGAGGATATGCGAGCCGCCTGCGATGTCGCCGCTCCAGAATTCGCACCGGCGGCAGTGGCGATCGGTGGTTGGATTGTCAAATAGGCCCATGGTGCGCATCCTGTATGGATGAACAGTATAAACCGAGAGCTTTCAAATAATCGACCGTCCAAAACGCGTTTGTACGTTGTTGATTTTATTGGGCCAACATACTCCAATGATGTACATTCAAAGCGCCCATTAAAACGGGGGTAAGCGGTTGAATTTACTACGGAAAGTTCTTTTTAGCTCGATATGCTTTTGACGGACGTGAAACGCGAAAATTGGGCAACGGCTGGAAAGCTCTGGAGCGAAGCCCGGTAAGGCTTTGCGCGGAATTTGAATTCACCGGAAAAGCGATCGTCTAAAATAAATCTAATTCGCGTCTAATTGGAGCATCGCCCGCCTTGGCATGTTGATGTTCAGTGCGGGCGAGAACTTCGCTATATATCGCGCCTCCATCTCGTTCAACGCTGACCGATCGCACGCGATCACATGGTAAGCATCGAACGTTTTCGACGGATCGATCACGTGCTCCAAGATGCGCCGACCGCAGTTAATGGATTGCCCGACATATACGATTTTCCCGGCCGACAGCAAGAAATAGATCCCGCATGAAGTCGAGATTGATTCCGCTCGTTCGCAAATTTGCGCGGCTGACAGCAAGCCATGCGCATCCTCCGGCTCGTCGCGCAGACTGACGGGATCGGAGTCATCCCCCATAGCACGGTTGAGTCGAAATACCGCATTCATCGCTTGAGATTCGGACATGCCCAGCGAAAGCACGTCTCCCGTCTTGGGATTGCGGAACCAGAAGGTCCCGCTGGCATTTTTGTACAGATTTCGCGGCCAGTTTTTCCGTCCGCTCTTTCGCGGCCTACCAGGCCTGTTCGTCATTTTACCCCGCCCCCAGTTTGATTTCGGTCCATTCCCGACCGCGCGAATCACGGTAAAGCGCGGTCATTTCCGCCGACTTGTGGCCAAGCAATGCTTGTGCAAATTCGGCTCCATACTGTTCTGCGTAGAGTCGCGCGGCCAGGGATCGCAACTCGTGAAACGTGGGTGGCGTCCTGCCCGACTCAACTTTGATCTCAGCAGCGTCGCGCATGCGCGCGAAAGCGCCGCTGATGTATTGCAGGTTCGGCGTGTCGCCAGGCGATGCCAGGCTCGTCTTCTGCACCAGGTGAATCATGTACTGGCTCACCACGTTATCCCGACAACGGCGGATGACTTCCTCCAGGCTTACGCCCAAAGCATCCAGCCGCAAGGTGACGGGAATCCTCAGCTTGGCCCGGTTCCCCTCTTTGCCCTTGGCCTGCTCGACCAACAGAAAACCGTCCTTGACGTCGTCGAAGCGCATTTTACCGATGTCTTCCCGGCGTTGCCCGCTCACCAAAGCCAATTCCATGGCGTTGGCGATCCAGCGAGTCGCCGGACTCTTCGTGGCCTGCTCGTAGATCAGACGGTAGTCGTCCAGTGTCAGGCGCGTGCGCGTTACCGTGATCTCCGGCTTG